TCCTAGAGTCCAATTATTCTTAAAGAAATATAAAGAAGCAGAATCAATCCACGATCATTGGAAAGATAAGTATGAAGAAGCATACGAATATACTATGCCTCAAAGAGAATCTTTTTATGAAGAAACGATTGGTGAAAGAAGAACTGATAAGATCTTTGATGAAACTGCTGTTGTAGGTATTCAAGAATTTGCATCAAGATTACAATCAGGAATGGTTCCAACTTATGGTCGTTGGGCTAATCTAGAAGCGGGAGTAGAAATCCCTGATGAAGTTAAACCAGAAATTAATGAACAGTTAGATGCTATTACTAATTACATTTTTGAAGTATTAAGTGGATCTAACTTTAATCAAGAAGTCCATGAAGCATTTATGGATCTTGCTATTGGTACTGCTGTCCTTCAAGTAGAAGAAGGAGATTCTATTAACCCTGTTAGATTTACTGCTGTCCCATTACCAAGAGTCATGTTGAACAATGGACCAGATCAAAAAGTAGATACTATTTTTAGAAAAAGAACAATGTCTTACAAACATTTACTAGTAGCTTATCCTAAAGCTGAATTAGGTGAAAGAACTTACAAGTGTATGGAAGATGAGCCTAACAAGAAATGTATTGTTGTTGAATGTGTTACTCGTCTTTATGACAAACCTAATGAAGAAAGATATCGTTACCAAGTTGTTTGCTTAAAAGAAAAAGAAATGATTTATGAGCAAGAACTAAAAGGGGAAGGATCTAACCCTTACATTGTTTTCCGTTGGAACAAAGCGTCAGGTGAAGTGTATGGTCGTGGACCAGTCTTTAATGCTATGGCTGCTATTAAGACTACTAACTTAACTGTCGAAATGATTTTACAAAATGCTCAAATGAATATCTCTGGTATCTACACTTATGAAGATGATGGTGTGATTAACCCAGAAAATATAAATCTCGTACCGGGAAGTCTAATCCCAATCGCTCCTAATAGTCGAGGATTACAGGCGTTACCACCCGCTGGTAGATTTGATGTTGCTCAGTTGATCTTACAAGACATGAGAAATAATATTAAAAAAGCTCTTTACATGGAAACCTTAGGTAGACCTGAAGGAACACCTATGTCAGCCACTGAAGTAGCTGAGAGAATGGCAGATCTATCTAGACAAATAGGTTCCTCTTTTGGAAGATTACAAGCTGAGTTTGTAACACCACTATTACAGAGAGTAATTAGATTATTAATTAAACAAGGAAAGATTGATATTCCTAAAGTAAACAATAGAAAAGTTAAAATTGTTGCTACTTCCCCATTATCTAAAGCTCAATACCAGCAAGATGTGGCAGATGTATTAAGATTTGCTGAAATTATTGGTACTACTTTTGGACCACAAGTATTGAATCTAGTAACTAAACAAGAAGAAATAGCTAGATATTTAGTAGAAAAAATGGGATTACCAGAGAAATTAATCCGAAATAAAGAAGAACAAGCCCAAGTAATTCAACAGTTGCAATCTCAAATGCAACAGGGTACAAATACGGATGTCATGGGAAACACTGGTCAGCCACAAGGCTGATATCAAACAATCACAAATAGATAACGATTTTGCTGTTGTGTTCGCAAGTGAACAAGGCAAGAAAGTTTTAGAATATCTTGAAAGTATTACTGTAAATGCTACAGTATCTCCACAAACACCAAGTAGTAATTTATGGCACTTGGAAGGACAAAGATATTTATTAAACTTAATTAAACTTAGAATCAAAAAAGGAAAAGCTAATAAATGAGTGAAGAACAAACACAAGATACGCAACAACAAGAACAAGATTTTGCAGTTGCGGAAGAAAACAAAGTAGAATCTTCTATACCAGAGTATGCTCCTGAAAAGTTTTGGGATAAAGACAAGAATGAACTCAATGTAGAAGAACTAGGAATGTCCTATAAAGCTTTAGAGAAAAAGCTAGGACAAAGAACTGATGTTCTCTATAAAGAATTAGAAGAAGATTATGCTAACAAGATGTCAGCAAAAGCACCAGAAGAATATGTTATTCCTGAATTGGAATTACCAGAAGGTGTTAATGTTGATATTAATACTGAAGAACCTATGCTTCAATGGTGGGCTGATACAGCAAGAAAAGCTGGATTATCTCAAGAACAGTTTGCTGAAGGTATTGAACAGTTTGTTAATAATGAGATTGCTGGACTACCAGATATTCAAGCTGAGAAAGAACTATTAGGAGATAATGCTGACCAAAGAATTGAATCAGCTAATTTGTGGGCTAAAAAGAATCTAACACCTGATTCTTATGATGCCATATCTCAATTTGCTGCTAGAGCAGATGGTGTAAAAGTTATTGAGGAATTGATGAATCTAACAAAAGAAGCACCTATTCCACAACATGAAACACAGATAGATGTAAAACCTTCTTTAGCAGACATAAGATCTATGATGAACGATCCAAGATATTATGAAGATGGTAGAAAAGATCCAGCATATATTGAAAAAGTTACACAGCTCTTTAACAAATACGCAACTTAATAATTGCCCAAGAGTTAAAGTTCTGTGGAGAGATGCTATTAGCTATGCTACATGGCAAGATCCAGAGGAAGTAAAGAAGTATAAACCAGCAGTAAACTGCACAGAAGGTAAGGTATTAGTAGATAATGATGATGTGATTATCTGCTTTATGACATGGAATGACACAGATATTGGTGATATCTGTGTTATCCCTAAAGAGAATGTCATTAAAATTGTGCGTTGATTTTTTCTTAAAAGTATGTAAGTCCTAGATAAAAGACCTCATTTGGCTTTAGGATATGCCTCTACTAGAGATAACATATCTCACCCAAAGAGATAATCTTAAGATAACAACATAACTCAAAGGAGAAAAAATGAGTGCTGCAATAAGTAATGCTTTTATTACTCAGTTTGAAGCTGAAGTACATATGGCATACCAAAGAAAAGGTTCTAAGCTCAAGAACCTTGTTCGTGTAGTTAATGGTGTATCTGGTGAATCTGTTAAGTTCCAAAAAGTAGGAACTGGTGAGGCGACTTCTAAAGCAAGACATGCTGAGGTTGTAGCAATGAATATTTCTCACACAAATGTTACAGCAACATTAGCAGATTTCTATGCATCTGACTATGTAGACAAATTAGACGAGCTAAAGACTAACATTGACGAAAGAGCAGTAATCGCAAATAACGCAGCTTACGCTCTTGGTAGAAAAACTGATAGCATTATCACTGACGCTATGGCATCTGCAACTACACTAGCTAACAACGCTGGTGCACAGGGTGGTACAGTATCAACAGATATGAATGTTGCGAAGTTCCAAGAGATGCAAGCATTATTTGGTACAAATGATGTGCCAGATGATAATCAGCGTTACTGGGCTATTGGTCCAAATCAATGGTCTGACTTATTAGCTGACGATCAGTGGTCAAGAATGGAATACATTGGATCTAACGAATTACCATTTGCTGGTATGAACTACACAGCAAAAAGATTCTTAGGATTCTTAACATTCGTACATTCTGGACTAGACACATCTGGTTCAACAGATAGACATACAATCGCATGGCACAAATCATCAATGGGCTTAGGCGTTGGATCTGAAGTAAGAACTGAAGTAAACTACATTCCTGAGAAGGTAGCTCACTTAATGACTTCTTACTTATCAATGGGTTCAATCCTAATTGACACTAATGGTATTAGAGTGCAGAAGTGCGCAGAGTAAGGAGATAAATTATGGCATATGAATCAAGTAATCCCCTAAAGAAGATTGCTCAAGGTGGTGCTGGTAATAACATCTGGTTTTACTCTGATGATGATACTATCACTGCAATAGCAACTTCAGGATATTTCAATTCTGCTTACAAAGAAGTAAGAGAGAATGATATTATCCTGTGTGTTGGTTCTAATGGTGGTTCTCAGACTGTAGATATCCTAGTGGTAACTTCTACAACTGGTGCAACTACTGTTACAGTAACTAACGGATCATAAGGGAATGGGGGGTTAATACCCCCCTTCTTATAGGAGTTTATTATGGCAATAGGAAAAACATTTAGTAAAGTAGCACAAAAAGCTGGCAAGTTTCTTAAAGATAAAGGTAAACAAGCTATTAAAGTATCAAAAAAAGTTAAATACAAAGCTCAACCAACAATAAAAAAAGCTAAAGACGTTACTACTAAAGCTGGTACAAAAATTAAATTAGGTGCAAAGAAGATATCTGAAAGTAAAACTGCAAAAACTACAGTAGCTAAAACAAAAGAAGGAATAGCAAAAGCTAAAGATATTGGATCAAAAACTAAAGATAAAATTGTAGCTAAGACACCAGAAAAAATTAAAAAACCTTTAACTAAAGTAGGTGCTGAATTAGCTGGTATTAAAGCTGGCACAACTGCTGTTGGAGAAATGTTAGGTAGAAAAGCTGGAACTTCTACTGGAAAGTTTATAGATAAAACTAAAAAAACTCTTGAAAAGAAGTTTGGTTCTGCTGTTGATGTTATGGATGAAGGAGCAAATGCTTCAGCAAACTTAATAGGTGGAGCTACTATGGCTGGTTCTAAGATTGGAAGTAAAGTAGGAAAAACTTTAGGTGCAATAGTAGGATCTCCAACAGCTAATATTTTAGGAGCTGGTGCATTAACAGCTTCTATTATGACATCTAATAATAATCCTAAATCTGATTATGAGATGAAAAGATCAGGTGATGGTTTCCAATTAAAGTTTAATGATGAAGGTAAAAATAAAATTTTAACTGGTAAAGCATTAAGTCAAAAGCAAGTAGATGAAGTAAGATCTATTATTGCTTATATGGAATCTATTATTGTATCTGATAATCCTAAAGCTAGACAAAAAGAGTTTATTGCCGCTATGGATCAATTATCAGGATATGGAGTTAATAGTGTTGTTGGTAAGAATCTAATGATTAACATGCCACAATCCTTTGCTAACCCTAGAAACTGGTAATGGCTGAGAAGTGGATTCAAAAAGCAATTAAGAAAAAAGGTGCTTTAAGAGCCACTGCTAAACGTATGGGCTTACTCAAATCAGGAGAAACCCTATCACAAAAAGACCTATCAACCATGAAGAAGAAGGCTGTCAAAGGTAATAATACATTACTCAAAAGAAGAGTGGCTTTGGCTAAGACCTTAAAGAAAATGAGAAAATAATGGCAACAACCAAAATAGATATTGTTAATAGAGCATTAGTATTAGTAGGAGCAAATAAGATATCATCCTTTAGTGATAATTCTACAGAAGCAACTGTAGCAGATGAAATTTATGAGGAGTTCCTAGAATCTATCTTAACAAGATCTCATTGGGATTTTGCTACTGAGCAACAACAATTATCTTTATTAGCTTCTGCACCGACAGGAAGATATGAGTATGCTTATCAGATGCCTACAAGCCCAGCTGTTATTCATGTTCATACAGTAACTGTTAATGATTTTCCTATTCCTTACGAGAGGTATGGTAACAAGATATTTGTTAATGGATATGGCTCTAATAACGTATTAGTTATGGATTATATCTTTAGACCTGATGAAAGTACCTTTCCACCTTATTTTAGACACGCTCTAGTATTTAAACTAGCTTCAGCATTTGCTGGATCTATTGCTAGAGATGCTGCTTTAGTTAATCAGTTTGATACTTTAGCAGAAAGACATTTACTCATTGGTAGAAATACTGAGAGTAAAGAAACAACAAGTAATAGACTTAATACAGATAAGTTCCTTACAAATCGCTGGAGTACACGAAGTGGTAAGATTGGATCGTAATGCCCAGAAAAGTAAGACAAGTTTATACCAACTTCTCAGCTGGTGAATTAAATCCTCTACTAAATTCTAGAACAGATGCTCAATCATATTTTGAGGGAGCAAAACAATGTCGTAACTGGTTTCTCTTAGATGAAGGTGGTCTAATGCGTAGACCAGCTACTAGCTATCAAGCAACCTTAGTCGGAAAGACTAGACTAATGCCTTTTATCTTTTCTGAAGATGAAGTGGCTATCTTTGCATTATCTAATGGAAGATTAGATGTTTATGGATCAGATGGATCTGTTATTCAATCAAATATTACCTCAGGAGTAAACTGGACTGAAGCTCAGTTATTTGAATTAAACTTTGCTCAGTTTGGAGATACTATATTTTTAACACACAGAGATAATCCTATATTAGAAATAAAAAGAACTAGTGCTACTTCTTTTACAGTTTCAGCTTTTCAATTTGAAATAGATGAAGATATTGTTGTATCAGGAGCATATAAAAGACATACGCCTTTTTACAAGTATGAAGATGCTAGTGTTACTATTACTTTATCTACTGGTGCAACTGGTACTGGTAGAACAATTACAGCATCATCTCCTGTTTGGACCACAAATTATGTAGATCATTATATTAAAGTAGACGGATCACAAATTAAAATTACTGGATATACTTCTAGTACAGTAGTTACTGGAACTATTATAGAAACTGTAGCTGCTGGTGCTGGTCCTCATAATGATTGGGAAGAAGAATTAATATCTTCTCCAAGAGGTTATCCTCAAGCTGTGTCATTCCATGATAATAGATTATGGTTTGGTGGTGTTAAATCTAAGCCTTCAGCTATTGTAGCAAGTGAAATATCGGGTTATAGAAATTTTGATGTAGGGACTGGATTAGATAATGAATCTATTAATGTGGCTATTACTTCTGATAAAGTAAACGAAATAAGACATCTAGTATCTTCTAGAAATTTACAAATCTTTACAGATGCTGGGGAATATTATATTCCTTCTTCAGATACTATTGCTATTACGCCTAGTAATGTATCTTTTGCTAGACAAACACCTTATGGATGTAATAGAGCTAATCCTACACCATTTGACGGAGCTACTTTATTTAGTCAAAAGAATGGTAAAACAGTCAGAGAGTTTATTTTTAGTGATTTAGAACAAGCGTATAAATCAACTTCGGTTTCTGTTTTAGCTTCTCAATTAATTGATAGTCCTAAACAAATTGCTATGCAAACAGGCAACAATGAAAGACCTGAACAGTTTGCTTTTTTCTTAAACAACGGATCTACAGAAGGTGGTAAACTAGCTGTATTCCATAGTATTAGAGATGAAAAGATTGCTGGTTGGACTATGTGGGAAACTAAGACTAATGATAAGTTTTATAGTGTTATAGCTTTAAATGAAGATCTATTTGTAGTAA